CCAATAGCGGTAGGAAGTGGAGAAAAGGAAGAAAAGGCCAAGATTCTATTATATGATTAAGAAAATAAAGACGGGAGCCGAAAATGTAAATATATAGATTAAGAGAAAAAGATTTTGAAAATAATTGAAATCTTTTATTTTTTTACTTGACTAGTGGACACCACTATGCTATAATAAAGACAGTTAAGAGAGGAACACATCACAGGAGGTAAGAACAATGAAAATCGAGGAACTTAGAAAAAGTCTTGTAGAAGCAGGATTTTACAAGAAAGAAGACATTGAAAAGATATGCGAGATCGAAAGAGCATATCTTGAAGAATGCGCAGAGATCGAAGAGGACTGCGAAAAAGAGGGATATCCTTCTAATGGCAGTAACTACGATCTCAGATGTGAGGTTGCTCGTAAATATTATGACGAGCAGTTGGAGTTAATTGATTCAAAGTATGAGGTGTAAAAAATGGAGAAAGTAACTAGAAATATAATGATAAACAAAGCCGGGGGAACATCGGGAAAGAATACAAAGAACTACCGTATTTCTATTCCGGTAGGAATGATAAAGGCACTGGGCGTTACGGAAGAGGATAGAAGTGTTGTCTTAGAAGAAAAAGACGGTGTGATAACTATTAAGAAAAATAAATAAAAACTATTGACTAGTGGACACCACTATGCTATAATAAAGACAGTTAAAGAAGACAAATAAATTTAAGGAGGAAAAGAAGATGAAGATGAAAAAATATGAATTTACAGGTACGAACGAATTAACGAAAAAAGCATTTACTGTTTACAGTGATAGTAGTTTTACATTCTGGAAGGATGGTGACAGATTTTATTGTTCAGACAATCCGAACAGTGAAAAAGTAGAACTTGGAACCGTTGCGGACGTGATTGAATTTCTCGAACAATTCGCAGACTAGACAAAAACAAATATTCGATAATCAGAATCACAAGAGATACAGCAGAAGAATGCGAAGAAGAGTTTGACGGACAACTTTCCGATGGCGTTTTTTGAAAATTCAAGGGTTGGATGGTTTGAAGAGATATAAAAGAAAAACAGCACTGATGAACGTCTATTCGTCAAGTGCTGTTTTTTGGTAGTTAATGCCTAATTCGTACCATACTTTTACATCATTCTCAAGCATTACTTTCCGATAATTATAATATCAAAAATATGAAGAAAAGTCAATAAAACACTTGACTAGTGGACACCACTATGCTATAATAAAGACAGTTAAGAGAGGAACACAACAGGAGGCAAGAACAATGATGAATGTAGAAAAAATCTTAGAAACAATTAAAGAAAATAATTATAGCGTGGTAGCAATTCGCCATTGTTGCCCGGATGAAGAATATAAAATTGGTGACATTTGCAGAAACAGCTTTGAGTGGAATGAAGAATATGAGTGCAGTTCATATGACACAGAAGAACCAGAGGAAATGGACGGCGTATGTGGATACGCAATGTTCGAACTGATTGACACTGATGATGCAGAAGAAGCAAAAGAGATAATCGAAAGATCTATTGAAGAATCATCCATTTACGATGGAAACAACATTGTAATAATCGGTGGGGACTCTTACTCTTATGGGAATGACGAAAACGAAGTAATTGTTGAAGAAGCAGAAGTAATTGAAATTGCATAAAGGGGAAAAAATGAGCGAATGGAACGAAATTTTAAAACAATATGAAATACTTGGAGTGGAAAGTGTTATTCCGATTGCACATATCAGAATAAGACCAGATGTCAGAGTTTTGATAGATGCATATGGAAATTTCGTTGGAGCAACAGCAACGAAGAACGAAAGATGTTCCATCCCGTGTACGATCGATTCAGAAAGTAGGACATCTGGGATAGCACCACACCCGATTCACGACAATATGTCATATGTATGCGGAGACTATCCACAATATAAAAAACGTCATGCAGCATATATGGATCAGTTGAGGGAATATATAGAAAGCGTAGATGATTCGGTAGCGAAGAGCGTATATCAATACTTGAACAAAAGAACTATACGCTATGATATCAAACCAGTTTCTGAAAAATTAGATACATCAGAGGAAAAACTTATGATAATCTTTTCTACATTAACCAAGGAAGAAACGCATATGCTTTTTAATTCGCAATATAGAGAAAAAGTAGTCTATGCCGGATTAATTGATAGAGGAACTATAAGCACGCAGTGGAGAGATTATTATATTTCTACACTCGAGAAGAATGGTATTTGCGGAATTACAGGAGAACCAGATTATATACCAGACAAGTACCCTAAGGGGATTCGCAATCCGACAGATCAAACGAAATTATTTATGGCAACACCGAAGCAATTGGACGGGATGCCAACGATAGCGCCTGGGTACATTGCGTCTCAGAAAATTATTCACACATTACAATTCATGATTTACGAGGGCGATTCTTGGGCATATCAGATTTTAAAGAATCAAGAAGAATTGCCGGAAGAATACAAGAAATGGGTAAAAGAATATGAAAGAAAAAAGGCATAGCTAAAAGCTATACCTAGATTCTGAATTTCTTCTTAAATTCTAACATCTTTTAACTCAACGTTCCACCATTGACTGGAACGACACTCACGAAAATCATGGAACCGTGAGAATCAACAAAGATTGCTGATAGATATATATTAATCTAAAAAAGATAAAAAGTCAATATGGAGAAAATAAAAGAGACAAAGAAATGAACATAGAGCAACCGAACATTGAAAAAATGTGCATTTTGTGGTAAAATATAAGTATCAAAATAGAAATAAAACTAAATAACGGGGACAATGAAATAGCACTTCTGACGGTAAGATGTAATTATCGTGGGAGGTGCTATTTTTGTATGCGGAAAAGGTAGGTGAGTGTATGGCAAATCTAAATAGCATTGCAAAGAAGCTACAGAAAGCAATACTGCAAAAAGGATTAGTTATAAAGATGGGGACAAGTCAGTTTTATTCCGTGGAGCAAAATAGACTTATCACCATGCACATCCTATCTACTAGAGTGCTAGAGCGAAAGAAAAACGGGGAATGGAAATATTATGATTATGAAATTATCCGAACAGCATCACAGATAGAAATTGTAAATTGCTTAAATGATATATGGAGGGCGGTGAAAGAATGATTGGAGAAAAGACGATAATTCCGGCAGATGTAATACCAGAGAGCGACATTGCTCCGATTATGAGAAGAGCAAACGAACTCAAAGAAGAAAACGAAAAGCTGAAAGAAAAGAATGAGTATCTGCAAAAAGAGGTAGAAAACGCAAAGGTTGTCGGAGAACGGGCACTGTGCGAAGTACAGGAACTTATTGAAAAGAATAAGAGACTGGTAGAAGAACACAACAGGCAGAATGGAACGATACAGGCACTCAATATTGCGCTGGATGTCATTACAGACAGGTACAGCAATCTAAGAAAGAGACTGTGTAGAACAGACAAGGGCGGTGAGTAGCATGGACGTACAGTTTTTAAGATGCCATTCTAATACCAAAAAATGTACTAGTGTCAACAATGAAGATAGCAGATCTGAAAAAACATGGGAATGTAGAGATGACGATATATATATTGCACCGGCAGAGATACCCAGAGAGGGCAATGTTATACTTGCAAAAGTAGAGAGAGGAAAGAACAGAAAGTGGTCTGTTAGTAAAAAGGCAATAGAGATTAGCGCAGATATGGTAAGAAAGTGTTTTAGTAAAGTAGATGAATATATGGAAGAGGGTGGGTAGATGCAGAAAGGAAAAGAACTCACTCCGAAGTGGAAAGCATTCGCAGATGAATACCTGACTGATCTGAACGGGACAAGAGCTTATAAAGCAGTCTATAAAAATGTGAAAAATGATGCGACAGCAGCAGCAGCAGCTTCGAGATTGTTAAAAAACGTTAAAGTAAAAGCCTATATTGCTGAACGAATGAAAGAGATCCAGACCGAGAAGACAGCCGACCTTGAAGAAGTCATCCGATTCTTTTCATCTGTCATGCGTGGTGAAGTGAAAGATCAGTTTGATTTGGATGCTACTATATCTGACCGCCTGTCTGCCGGGCGTGAACTCATGAGATGGTATGAGAAAGCCGATGGAGAAGAAAAAGATACTGGTGGAATCACAATCATAAATAACATTCCGAAACCGGAGGGCGCAGATGGGGGAGATTAAGCTTACCGATGTGATAGCTCCGGCTTTTTACGGTGTACATTGGGATATCATAGATGGAAAACATACGTATTATGATTTGTTTGGCGGTCGAGGTTCGACTAAATCATCTTTTATCGGTACAGAGATACCACTTGGAATGATGCAAGACGCAGTAAATGGCATACATTCAAATGCGGTAGTGTTCCGAAAAGTCGGGAATACACTAAGAGAATCGGTATTTGAACAAATCGCATGGGGAATAGATGCACTTGGAGCATCGGACGAATGGACATCAAGCCTAAGTCCTATGCAATATGTGTATAAGCCGACAGGACAGAAGATAATCTTCCGCGGATTGGATAAGGCGAAAAAGACAAAATCCATAAAGATTAGCAAAGGATATTTTAAGTACCTATGGTTTGAGGAATTGGACGAATTTGCCGGAATGGAAGAGGTGCGAATGACACAACAGTCTGTTCTACGTGGTGGTGAAAAATTCGTAGTTTTCAAATCGTTCAATCCACCGATCAGCAATAGCAACTGGGCGAATAAGTACGTAGCAGAGCCAAGAACAGACAGCTTAAGGCACAAAAGCGATTATAGATCTGTTCCGGTAGAATGGTTAGGGCAACAATTCATTGATGATGCTGAGTATCTAAAAGCAACGAATCCGAGAGCTTATGAGCATGAATATCTTGGAATCCCTGTAGGACTTGGCACAAATATTTTTGAACTCTTAGAGATCAGGGGAATTACTGATGAAGAAATAAGTAGGATGCAATCTATCTACCAGGGCGAGGACTGGGGATGGTTCCCGGATCCGAAAGCGTTTTTGCGTGTTGCTTATGTTCCGAACCAACAGAAAGTATACGCACTGGATGAATTGGGCGGTTGCAAAATAAGGAACAGCGAGATGGCACGACAGATTAAAGAAAAGGGATATGATGATTGCGCTATCTACTGTGGAGTGGATGAAGAAGAGAGTATTGTTGACTTTCGAGATGCCGGACTTCCGGCACGTAAAGCAATCGTGACACCGGGTAGTCGGAAGTATACGTTTGAGTGGTTACAATGCCGTACATTGGTGATTGACCCAAGACGGACACCAAGACTGTACAAAGAGGTTATAGAGTATGAGCATGAGCGAGATGGCAATGGCGAAGTAATAGCAGACTATCCGGACGGGAACGACCACTGGATCGATGCGTTGAGATATGCTACCAGTCCGATATCTATGAGACGTGGACAAAGTGCGTAGGAAAAGGTGAGTAGATGGGAATTATAGACAAGATAAAGGCGGTGTGGGATAAAGTGTTTAAAGTAAACGATGCAAAAAAAATATTCGGAATAGAAACGGGGCGGTCATCTAATATGGATACTGCCCTGTCGAAGTATAAAGACATGCGATCTGGTATTCCGTATTGGTGTACCGGGAGAATAAAGCCGACAAGGTTTTCAAATGTGATTTGTCGTGAGATAGCGAACCTCACACTGTTTAATGCGGACATTCAGATTACAGGAAATAACGAACTGCAAAAGAGATTTGATAGCGTAATGAACACATTACAGGAGAAACAAGAGGAAAGCTGTGCGACCTGTGGAATGATGGTCAAGAGCAATGGTGACGATGTGGAGTTTTTGGATCCGGATTACTTTCTGATTACAGACACCAACACGGACGGGGATGCGTTAGCAGCTATCTTTTTCTCATACCTCAAGAAAAATGACAAATACTACACAAAAGCTGAGTATCACAGATTTGAGGATGTCGGACTGGAACGTGTATACCATATATCAAGTAAGGCTTTTAAATCTGACAACAAAGATATGATCGGCACAGAGATTACGCTTGACAGGGTAGATGAATGGAAAGACATTGAGCCGGAAGTGTATGTGCATGGACTGGAATATCCACTGTTTGTCTACTGGAGAAATCCTTACGCAAATGCAGTCGATAAAGAATCTCCGCTGACTGTCCCGGCATTTTCAGAATGCATCGAGGAATTGAGATGGCTCGACATTGCATTAAACATGATGGGAGATGAAACAGAAGATAGCAGACATATCACTTACGTACCACAGACAGCTATCGAATATGCAAGCAATCACTCTATTGAATTGCCGAGATTTATTCAAGGAATCGAAATGGGAACGAACGAAGACAGCATCAAAGAGCACGTTCCAACGTTATTAGTAACTGAGCGTGTAGCCGGTATTAACTTCTTGCTGTCCATCATCGGATACAAATGCGGATTCTCAAACGGATATTTCTCTTTCGATCAGAATCAGGGCATACAGACAGCAACACAGGTAGAATCTGACGATAGACGGACGTTGCATACCATCCAGGCATTCCGAAACATTTTGGACGGAAAGAATCATGACGGAGTACTGCACAGAATCATCTATATCCTGTACGCAGTTGGCACAGCGAATGGAACTATCCCGGCAACGAACTACCAAACAGCATGTGATTTTGAAGACCTTGTATATAACTTAGAGGATGATCGTGCACGGTGGTGGAACTATGTTTTACAGGGCAAGGTTCCAGCATGGATGTATTTTGTGAAATTCGAGGGAATGACAGAACAAGAAGCGAAAGCAATGATTGAAGAAGCACAGGAACAGAATAAGCCGGACAGTGGATTGTACGAAGAATAGGAAAGAGGTGAACCAAAATGGAATATCTTATCATAGATCCATCAACAAGAAAAATTACAATCCCCAAAAGCGAACAACTTTTTGGAGTGTACGGAGAGGGCAATATAGAGAGAAAACATTTCAAATGTCCGAAAATCGTAGGAGATAATGTCGACCTGTCTGACTGTTACATTTTCGTAAATTACTATACTGCAAAAGGATTGCCGGGGAAATATACCGTAAAAGATGTGAAGGTAGACGGGGAGAATATCATTTTTTCATGGGAACTAAAACAACACATCTTTGATGCAAACGAGGATACATCTATATATTTTGCGGTAGAAGCGAAAAACAAAGATAAAGTAGAAGTGTTCAGAACCAGTCCGGCTACCGGAAAGGCCAAAGAGACGATAGACACGGATACAGAGATTGAAGATACTTACGCTGATGTCATTCTTGACCTTATATCCAGAGTAGACACATTGGAGAAAAAGCCTATTTCCGAGGAACAGATAGAGAAATCTGTAAAAAGCTATCTGGAAAAGAATCCTATAGAAGAGACAGATCCAACGGTACCAGAATGGGCAAAAGAGGAAGAAAAGCCTACTTATACCGCAGAAGAAGTCGGAGCACTGCCGAGTACGACCGTGATTCCATCGAAACTTTCAGAACTGACAGCGGACGATGAACACGAAACTGTGACAAAGGGAGAGAAACAAGCTTGGAACGCAAAGAGTGACTTTTCAGGAGAGTATAGAGATTTAAATGGAAAACCAGAATTTGCTGAATGGGTGTTGCAAAGTAGGAAGCCAACATATACAGCAAGTGAAGTAGGAGCATTGCCGGACACAACGGAAATCCCGAAAAATCTGTCCGATTTACAGGATGATGCAGAACACCGTACCGTTACAGACACAGAAAAACAGAGTTGGAATGACAAGAGTGATTTTTCCGGCAACTATGAAGACTTACAAGGAAAGCCAACGATTCCAACAGTACCAACCACTCTTCCAAACCCACAAGCCTTAACAATCATGTATGGCGGTAAAGCACACACCTATGATGGAAGCGAAGCCATTGCAATCACAATCGAGACAGGTGGTATAGAAAGAGTAGAAAAACTTGCTACAGACACTACAGTAACCTTAGAGCCTAACAAACTCTATGTATTTCCAGAAATGGAGTCGCTTACATATACCATCGGCGAGGGCACAGGTGAGATACATTTTTTCTTTAGGAGCGGTGCAACAGCTACAAGGGTGGTACATCCATCCGGTGTGAATATCGGTAACTTTTCGGTCGATGCGAACAAGATATATGAGGTATCAATTTTAGAAGGCTTGTTGACGTCACAGAACTGGAGTGTGAGCTGATATGTTGAGACGGCGAATGATGATGGCAAAGGCACAGGAGGTAGAAGAGATGGAGTATCTGGTAAAAGAAAAACTATATGAATACACATTACCACAAGGTAATGTAGAAAAACCATTGATACTGGCGTGACGTGGGGAGAACTAAAAAAATACAAGAGATTTTCTTTGGGAGTTTACCCAAAAGCAAATTCATCTTTGTCAAACTGGTATGCATATATTGGGAAAAACATATTATCTCGGTTTACGGGAAGTGGCGTTTACATTGAAATTCGGAATGAGGGAGCTGTGTTAGAAGCTATATTTAGTGCTGGAAATGGAGTTGTTTTTTATCCATCATATATCGAGAGAGATAACAATGAGTCTATCTATCATACAGCAAGTAGTAGCAGGTATTTAGTGGATTCGTCCACGTACAGTGATGATGATTCAATTATATTTAAAGTCCCGACTACAAGTAGCGGAGCACCCACTGAATATACTTTTTGGGTATGTGGATTGACTAAGAAAGCGTAAATAGGAGGTTACAACAAAAATGAAAAGTAATAACAAGGAGGTGATTAAAAAAATGTACGCAAAATTAGAAAACGGATTCTTGCGCAGTGCGCCGAAGATTATAGTGTTAGACGGTCGCACTATCAATAATCCATACGACAGCGAACTGGAACAGATAGGATACAAGCCTGTGGTGTACACAGATATGCCCATCGAGGTAACAGAGGGCAAACACTGGGAATCTGGATGGACGGAAGAAGAGAATGCGATTAGGCAGGTGTGGACACTGGTGGATGACCCAGTCTATCCAGAACCGGAATTAAGCGCAGATGAAGCACTAAATATTATCATGGGGGTGGCACAGTGACAAGAGAACAAGCAGAACAGTTGCGGAATCTGTTGGAAAACCAGACAGCCAACATGACCGATGAACAGATATTGAAGTATCCAGACTTTGTAGAGAAGTGGGAAGCCGGGAAAACTTATGCAGTTGGTAAGAGATTGGAGTACAATGGCACTATCTACAAGGTATTACAAGCCCATACAAGCCAAGAGACATGGACACCGACGGATGCGCCGTCCTTATTTGCCAAGGTTCTTATTCCAGATAGTAGTACAGTGCCAGAATGGGAACAGCCAGACAGCACGAATCCATATGCCAAGGGTGACAAGGTAACACACAATGGCAAGACATGGATTAGCACCACGGACAACAATGTATGGGAACCGGGTGTGTATGGATGGGAAGAGGTATAAGGGGACACGTCAATCCGAAAGATAAATGATAATGTATGTAAAGGAGGACTAAAAAATGGAACAGATTATAAATTACGTAAAGCCAGAACTGGTGGTAGTATCTATCGCACTTTATTTTTTGGGAATGTGGATGAAAAATTCCAAGAGAATCAAAGACAATGATATTCCTATTTTTCTCGGTATAATTGGAATTATTATTTGCGGTCTATATGTGATTGCGACATGTAACTTGTCTGGAATGCAGAATATTTTTATGGCACTGTTTACGGCTATCGTACAGGGAATTCTTGTAGCCGGACTGAGTACATACGTTAATCAGATTATTAAGCAGATTGGAAAGGACGAATAAGCATGGCAACAAGTACGATTAATATTATTGTGATTTGTGTGTTCTTCTTAATTCTTCTTGCATGGCCAGATGGAAAGGGTAAGTAATGCTTACGCCGGAATATCTCTTTCATGTGACCGAGGGAGCCGAAAAGATAACGTCAGACATGCATAAGAACATCATGGACATGATCGTTGAGCGCATAATGGTGCGTATAGGTCGTGGAGAAGATTATCTGCTTACAGCTACGGACAGGTGGCAGATACAGGTGTTACAGGAATCCGGCTACTTACTGGAAGACATACGAAAAGAGATTGCTTACAAAACAAAAAAGCAAGAGAGAGAACTTAAAAGCGCATTTGAAGAAGCTGGTATAAAAGCTATCGAGAGAGACGATGCGATATATAGGGCGGTAGGACTATCACCTACGCCCTTATTGCAATCTCCGGCATTACTAAGAATACTGGAAAGAGATTATAACGCTACGTGCGGAGAATGGAGAAACCTTACACGAACAACGGCAGATGAAGCACAGAAGTTGTTTCTGAAAGAGGTCGACACAGCTTACCGCATGGCATCAAGCGGTGCAATATCATACACACAAGCCGTCAGAAATGCTGTTGACAGGATGATAAAGCAAGGTGTTAAAGTATCGTATCCGTCCGGTAGAGAAATGAGCATTGAATCAGCCACAATGATGACTGTACGCACAGGGATAAGCCAGTGTGCCGGAGCAATCGCATTAAAACGAATGGAAGAATTGGAATGGGATACCATCTTAGTATCTGCACATGTAGGAGCACGAATTGGTGATGGTGGCAACAATCCGACGAATCATTTTTGGTGGCAAGGCAAATTTTATTCCAGGACAGGCAAAGACAAGAGGTTTCCGGACTTTCGAACATCGACAGGCTACGGAACGGTGACAGGGTTGTGCGGCGTGAACTGCCGACACTCTTTCGGATCGGGTGACGGTGAAAACAATCCGTATGCAGATATCAACCTGTCGAGTGAAGACAATATCAAAGCGGAAGAGCGTGCGAAAAAGCAACGGCTTATGGAAAGACGCATTCGCAACAGCAAGAGAGAGATTCAGAATTTGCAGACTGCTATAGATGCAAGCGGAGATGATAAGCTTAAATTCGAATTGCAACAGGCATATGACCGAAAGTCAGCGGTACTCAGACGGCAGAATAAGCAATACCGTGAGTTCTGCAAAGATAATGGTCTTAAAGAATATTCGGAACGTCTACGGGTAGCACAGTGGGATAGGTCACAAGCTGTGAAATCAGCAAAAGCAGCACAGAGATATATCAATTCAAAGGAAAAGTGAATATGGAACTAATAACACAGATACTTGCTATATGCGGTGCTATATCTGTTGTCGGAGGTGCTGCTGCGGTGATTTCCGGGTGGTACAAATCATGGAAAGCACCAAAAGAAAAACAGGACAACCGTATAGAACAGATTGAAAAGCGAATAACGAACATTGAAACATCTATCACAGGGATTAATCAGAAACTTGATAACGATTATAAGAACATAAGGAATACGAGGGATGATATGAATCTATTAATGAGAAGTATGTTTAATTTGATCGAGAACAAAATCACAGGGAATAACATTGAGGGTTTAAAAAAAACTCGGGAAGAGCTTGTAAATGCTATGACGGACAAGAAACCAAAGGAATTATGAAAATATACTCTTTTACACGACCAGAACTTGACTATTTTGAGTTAGAATGCAACTTCACATCGGATGAATTGAAACTGTTCCGGCTCCGTGCTAAAGCTATGCCTTTAGAGGACTGTGCGGAAGAAATGAATGTGAGTGTGTCTACGGTCAAAAGATTGAGTAGAAGAGTGAATGATAAAATTGAAAGGGTGGTATAGGCATGTGGCTTGAAGATGTAAAACCTTGTAAAGCGTACATCGAAGCAACTGGTCAAGAAGTATCGGGCGTACTTGGGTTTGGTGAAATAAGTTTTAACGCTGGTTGGATTATTGACGAAAAAGGAAGAAAGAAATATAAGTATGGACATATAGTGTATATTCCTGTTTTTGAAACTGCTGAATTTGTAAAACCTTTTGTGGATTTTTCGAATGTCCATACAGAAAAAATAGATTTTCAAGCATATTACGGATCAAGTGCTGGAACTAATACATTTCGTTTAGTTGGAACAAAACAAATATCTGAAGAAGAGCACAACAAAATAACAGGTGCAAAGAGGTGATTATATGATACCTAAGATTTTTAAAATAAGTGGATATCTCATAGACCCGACAGGCAGACTTGAGCCACACCACATTAAGGCAAAAATGCTTTATGGCTGTGGATTTCCACTTGTAGGACAGCACATTCACGTACAGAAAGCAGAGATTAAGAAGTTGGATGAAAAGCATCCACTTATGAAAGAGAACTGTGATTTGGCAGAATGTGAGAAGTATTTCAATGACGAACCGCCGACAGTGAGCAATAGAAAAGTTGAACCGGGACAAGTGTATAGGCACTTTAAGGGCGAGACAGTAAAAGTCCTGTATATTGCACAGGATAGCGAAATGCCGGGACAGTTCAAGGTAGTTTATGAATGCTCTAATGGCGTGTGGTGCAGACCTTACGGAATGTTCGTAAGCAAAGTAGACAGGAAGAAATACCCGGATGTGAAGCAGAAGTATAGATTTGAGTTAGTGGAGAAGTAAATGCAAAAAGTAAATATTCTTGGAACGGAATACGAAATAATTAGAGAAGCGTTTGAAGACGAAACGATTGACGGCTTTTGCGACTATACAGCGCACATAATAAAAGTCAGAAATAATAATGTAAGCGAAGTTGGCGATTTTGAAAAACTTATGAAAAAACAGTTAAGACATGAAATCATACATGCTTTTCTTGCTGAAAGTGGATTACAGGCAAACTTTGAACATTATAAACAGTTCGGACATGAAGAAACAATCGTTGACTGGTTTGCTATTCAGTTTCCTAAAATTATGAAAGTATTTAAAGAATTAGAAATTCTGTGAAATGAGGGGGTAAAAACGTGAAAGTCTATGTGATTACAAGCGGTGAATATTCAGATTATGGAATAGATGCAGTGTGCCTAGATAAAGATAAAGCTGAACAGATTTGTGCAACGATAAATGATGGTTTGATTAGAGCAAAACTATATGGAGATACGGCTTCTGTAGAAGAATATGACACTGATGAATATGAGATAGACAGTGATTGGGCTATTGGTAATCTATATGTATTGCATGCAAAATATAACAAGATATCCAAGCAATATATGTATGAACCAATTCTTACATTTATGAGAAAAGATATTAATTTTGAGAAAATAGGAGATGAAGTACATGTTGAAGCAACGTTTCCGATTGAAATGAATAGAGAAAAAGCGGAGAAAATTATGCGTGATGAATTGGCAAAGTGGAAAGCCGGACAGGAGGATTTATTATGATTTTTAAAGAAGCGTTTGAATTAATGAAACAGGGTGCGAAAGTAAAATTGCCGGGATGGAACGGATACTGGTGTTGGGATAATGATAAGCAGACGATTATGATTCATTGCAGACCAAAGGATTCCGACAAAGGACAGGGAGATGTTCTTGATATCCGTGAAACGCAGAGAGTGGAATATACTTTTATGCACACGCAGAGGGATGACTGGATGATTGCTGATGAAAAGAATTGCGGTGCTCTTGGCGGTCGGTCAACATTTGGATTTGGTGATGCTATCCGTTATCTGAAAAGAGGACTTAAGGTAGCTCGTAAAGGTTGGAATGGTAAAGGAATCTATCTGGAAATGTATTCGCCAGAAGTCAATCTTGAAACTATTGCAGAAGCAGTGCATAACGCATGGTGGGAAGAAAAGAAAAAACAGGGAGTTACAGATCACCCGGATATGATTCCGTATTCTGAACTAAGTGAAGAAGTGAAAGAATACGACAGAGTTACAGCAAGAACAACTATTGAAGCATTCAATTATATGACGCATTCGTTCATATATATCAACACTACTGGATTACAGACAGAAAATCCTTATGCGCCTAAAAATAAAGTGCCGTGGACAGCGTCTCAGGCTGATATGCTGGCAGAAGACTGGGTATTTGCAGAGTAGGAGGATTAATTATGATTATTACAGGAATGGATCACTTTCAGAGTGTATGTAAAAAGAAACTTGTTGAATGGTACAACAAGAGCGACAAACCTCACAAGGGACCTAATGATGTTCAAACAATTGACTTAAGCAATGTATTTATTGTATGGAGTTGCAAAACTTTACAGAACTATAAATGCCTTGCTTCAACTGACATCAGTGGTGACGGAATCTATGCGGAGTACACATACAACGGGGATAAACAGGAGTTGTACGAAGATGTGTACGGAAAGATTACGAACACCCGTTATACAGAAGAATAAGTGATACTTTTTAGAGACTTTAACGAACTGTTAAGGTCTCTTTTTTATGCGTAAAATGAAAGCATAGAGAACAACAAATACTAATTTACAGGAGGTATGAGTATGAATCCATATATGTCATATACACCGTACATGCCACAGGATGCTTATATGCAAGACCAGATGGCATTACGACAACGGATAGACAACTTATCACAGGCTCAACAGCAATATAAGGCACAGCCACAGCCGAATGTGAACTGGATACAGGTAGCCGGAATTGACGGGGCAAGAAATCAGATTGTACAGCCGGGAACAACGGCTTGGATGATGGACAACAATGCACCGTATTTCTACGTTAAATCTGTTGACGGTGTGGGAAGTGTTACGTTTAAGGCTTTTGAATTCCATGAGGTACAGGCGAACAATCCACAACCTGTAGCGGAAAACATGGACGCTAAGTACGTGACAAGAGAAGAATTCAACAAATTACTGGATACATTGAAACCACAGCCGGAAGAACAGAAAGGGGAGCTGACACATGAGTAATCCGTTAATGGGAATGATGGGTGGTATGTCGGGTGGCAACGGTCCATTCGGAATGATTCAAAGAATGATGGGGATGATGCAAAATACACAGAATCCCGGAGCAATGCTACAGAATATGGCGCAGAGCAACCCGAACATCAAAAAGGCTATGGATATGTGCCAAGGAAGAAACCCGAAAGATGTATTTATGGAGATGTGCCAGCAAAATGGCATGAATCCAAACGACATTATTAATAAAATAAAGTGATATCCGGACGGAGTGCACACGTCTTGATAAATAAAATAAAAGGAGAACCAACATGAACGAGGGATTAAACACACTTAGTGCTGCCGATGTAGCAGCAGTCACAAGAAATAACGATGGAAACATGTGGGGTGACGGTGGATGGTTCTGGATTATCATTCTTGCTTTCCTGTTTTGCGGTAACGGATGGGGAAACAACAACGGAACACATGACGCTTTTGTCTCTGACGAATTCGTGAAAAGAGATATCTTTAACACAAATCAGAATGTGTCCAACACAGCTTGCGAGACACAGAGAGACGTATTAGAGAACCGCTATACCACACAGCTCGGCTTGCAGAACTTACAGGCTCAGCAGGCTCAGTGTTGCTGTAACACACAGAAAGAGATCTTACAGAGTAGATATGATGCGGCATTACAGGCACAGAACATGCAGGCACAGATGGCACAGTGTTGCTGTGATATCAAAGAAAGCATCTTAGCAGATGGACAGGCTACACGCCAGTTAATCCAGGATAACACTATTCAGAACTTGAGAGACAAGCTTGCTGATCGTGACAGAGATTTGCAGACAGCATACTGGCAGATTTCACAGGTGTCACAGACCAATAACATTATTGATGCAGTGAGACCGACACCAAAACCGGCTTATATGTCTTGCAGTCCATACTTTGCGTATAACGCATTTGGTAATGGTTGCTGTGCAAGTGGGAATGTGATGTAAGTGAACGATATATCACTACTTGACTTTCTGACAGTGTACGGAGTTGCTTTACAGATTGCGAATTTTAACAGTGATCTATCACAGGCGAGTAATTCTGACATTGAAAAACACTTGCACGAGCAAGACAGTAAGTACTTTTTAAAAATAATTGAAAACCAAAACAAAATCATAAGCATGTTGGAAGAATCCATATCTACGAAAAAGTAGTCTTGCGAACATCAAAGAGAGTAGGCATGCGCTTGCTCTCTTTTTTTAAGAAAGGAGAAAAAATATGTTAAATTCTATTGCTAAAAATGCTCAGACAGTAGCAACAAATCAGAATGTATTATTTACAGAAACAAGAGTGAAAAGCCGTAGATGTGCTTGTAACACAGGGTGGCTTGCACATGACAACGGCAGTGGACTTTTTGAAATCACAAACCGTGGAAATCTGCCAATGGCGGTCGAAGTTGAGTTTAACGGAAACGTTACGGCATCTGCAATAGGAGCGGTAGCGTTATCTATCAAACAGAACGGGGAACCGATTTCCGGTACGGAAATGGACTATACAGTAGCAACGGCAAATGTGTATCAGAATGTCGGGGCAACTACATTGATTGCAGTTCCGGCCGGAAGTAGCGTCACTATATCGGTTGGCAACGTTGGCACCGTTGACACATTGGTTAAGGATGCGAATATCATCATCAAAAAGCTCTCATAGAAAAGGGGTGAGTTTCTATGATTGATTTTAAAAGCAACCTAGATGTCAAAACTCCGAAAGAAATCTTTGCCGAAATCAATGAACGGTTTATTGGAGCAGTCATGATGCACGGACAGTTTGCGGACTACTTCGATTTCCTTGGCTTAAAAGGCTTTAAGCGGATGCATGAGTACCAGCATATTGCGGAAAGCTTGGAACGTAGGAAAGTGTGCCGATATTTTATAAGCCATCACAATCAGCTTATTGATGATGAATTTGATGGAAAAGTAAATGTTATCCCGGATGCGTGGCGAACGGCCAAACGTTTAAGCGTTGGGAAAAGCACAAAGCAGAAAGCCGTAGAAGATGGATTTGTCGAGTACCACAATTGGGAATCCGAAACAAAGGAAGTGTACGAACAGTACGCACACACGCTAAGAAACAACGGCCATGTGGCTGATGCTATGTTTGTGGAATGTTTGGTAGAGGATGTAAGCGAAGAATTAAAAACTGTAGAATGTATGATTAACGACCTCATATCTACTGGATACGACATGGTATACATCACAGAAATTCAATCGGAGATTCACGACAAATACAAAAAGAAAATGAAAGGAATCGAGGTGTAATAAATGAGCGAGATCAAAAAGATTTTGGAAGAACAGCTTGAACGTGAGAAAGCATCTGCAAAAAAAGACTTAAATATGTCTAACTTACAGGCAATGTACATGATTACATCTACATTGTGCAATATGAAATCTTTGGAATGCGAAAGCGTACCGGGGATGATTGCGGATGCATCGGAAAACCTTATCAAGAAGTACAGTAACGGAAAGTACGACAAAAACATTGATGCACTATATGACCAGTACATTATGGCGAAAGAGATGTATCAACAGAACGGAGATCAGGCACACAGAGACAAACTGATGGAAAGTGTCGGGAAACTTATGGTAGAAGTGTACGACATGCTTTCCTCTATGGTAATGGATTCAGATTTTGCGGAAGAACGGAAAGAAATTCAAAGGCAAATCAAGAAGCTTGCGGAAATGTAAAAACATGGGTACGTAGTACTATATATATTAATGTTACGATATATACGGTGAATCACATAGGACATTTTCTTTTCTTGCTTGATACACCTCCTTTCAATAAAGCCTAATAGCGGAATGCTGATTAAAGGGCGGTCAAACGCCCGTTAGGCTTTCCCCTAAGGTTGCGGACTTAGGGAACTGTCATCTTATGTTACCTCCTAAATATATAATATGATAAATTTTCATCCGCAAAGGATAGTGTACAGTATGGTACATGGATTCATATCCGGCTATCCTTTTTCTGTATAGAGTTAGTTACGGAACAATATGCAGATTGACCGTCAAATAGCCGTAACAGTGGTTGGAACTGTATAGAGGGAACACTTACACCAACCACTAACGGGATATAGTTCAATGGTAGAACAAAAGTCACAATCATCTCTTTGAAAAAAAGACTTATGTCCACGGTTCGATTCCGTGTATCCCGATTACCCCGACAGAGGTTCATCTGTCTGAATCCCTACCGCAGACGAAGCGGTTAATAAGAGACGTTGAGGAGGATATGCAACATGAAAAATATTATTCAGATTATCAAGGATGCTGGTCTTGAAATTACAGATGAGCAGAAAAAGACAATCGAAGATGCAGTGAAAGAGAATTACAAAAGCGTATCTGACTATGATAAGCAGACACGAAAAGTAGAAACTCTGACACAGGAACGTGACAACTTTAAAACACAGTATGAAACAGCGAAAGAGACTTTGGACGGGTTCGAGGGAAAAGACTTCGATGCAATCACAAGAGAACGTGATGAGTGGAAGACGAAAGCTGAGAATGCAGAAAAAGAATGGAAAGACAAGCTTGATGCCAGTGAAAAAGAGTACAACCAGAAGATTGAAGAAAGAGACTTCAATGACGTTCTGACAAAGGCTCTTGCGGGCGAAAAATTCAGTTCTGATTTTGCCAAAACAGGAATCATCAACATGATTAAAGACAAGGGTCTGAAACGTGAGGGTGAAAAAATTCTTGGCCTTGATGATTACATGAAAGAGCTGAAAGAATCTCAGAAAGATGCTTTCGTGGCTGATGGTAAGACACCACCAGTATTCACTACACCTACAGAAAAAGGTGGAAGTGAACAGAAAGCAGAGCCGTTTGTTCCTGGAACTGTTTGGTAAAACCATACTGTGAACCGACTATCAATAGGAGATAGCCGTTGACCTTAAAGAATTAAAGGAGAACAAAAATGGCAGAAACAACAAGAATTACATCGTTAAATATGTTACTTGACCCAACCGGAAAAATGCTTCTTGCAGAAGAGTACGGGAAGGTCATTGAAAACGTCCAGAAGAACACTATTTCTGGAAAAATGAAGAATACCGAACTTTCCGGTGATCCGTCAGCCGGAACCGTAGAAGCGAAAAGATTCGCAAATGCGACATCTAAGAATTACGGAACTGCCAGAGGTGCAGCTAAGGGGGATGGAGTAAAAGGAAAGCCGGTTACGATTCCGATTGATGTAGATAAGGAAATTGTAGAAGAGGTTGAACAGAAAGACGTATCTCTTCTCGGAGTAGAGGGACTTATCGCAAAAAGAACAGCAAACCATGCACTTAGAATGATCGCAGAACTCGACACTGAGTTCTTCAAAGTTGCCGGAGCAGATGCGACAGAAGTTGATCTGACAGGTATTACAGCTATTGAGGAACAGGCTGAAACCATGATTCAGCAGTGCGAAACCACCAAGAATGAATATGTGGACGGAGTACCTCGTTCTATGATGAACATGATCTGTACACCTAAATTCTACGGAAAAATCCGCACATATCTTGACAAGGTTACGGTTCCAGGTGTTGGCGTGGCTGACGAAGAGTTCTACGCTTATCATGGCGTAAAAACATTCTCATGTGTGCACATGCCGACAGACGTTGATGTGATCGTGATGGTGGATGGAGCTATCGCACAGCCTGTTAAATCCACACCATACAGCGCTGAGAAGATTCCTCTTTCAGAAGCATACGGCATCGAACTCTTTTACCATTACGGAACAAAATCTGTAATGCCAGACCTTATCTTCAAGAACAAGAAAGGTGAGTAAGCATGAGACAGTTTGAAGATTTGGAAACAGGAAGAATCTTATCAACCGAGAACGAAACGAGTGCTCGGTTGATGGAGAACAATCCACAAAAATATAAAGAAATTTCAGTTGGAAAGACTAAAGCCAGATCAAATTCTAGTAAACAGGAAAATTAGGTGAAACACTATGGCGTACACAGATTATAAGTTTTATACAAAAAAATTTTTTGGAAAAACAATTCCAGAAAGCGAATTTCGTGAATATGCAGAGCGAGCCAGTGACTGCGTAGATAGCTACACGATGGATCGCCTTGTCGATGGACTTCCAGAAAATGAGCGAGCAGAAACAAAAGTTCAAAAAGCTGTATGTGCAGTAGCTGATGAAATGTATAAGATAGATCAATCTAAAAAAGCTTCTATGGATGCCATAGGAACCATACAGAGAGAAGATGGGACGGTCGTAAATAAGACCGTCTCTTCTGTTTCTTCTGGAAATGAAAGCATATCTTACGCTAACGGGAACAGCCAGAGCAATCGGTATACCGTAGCAGCTACCAATGTGCAAGAAGAGAAAAAACTGCTTCTCGAAGCAGCGGTTAGCTATCTTTTTAACGTTACCGATGATAACGGAGTGTACTTGCTATATAGAGGGATTTGAACAATGGGAATTATTAAAAGATTATTTTGCAAACACAAAAAGAAAATCCATGCCGGAACGTATCTGGAAGATATCGGAAACGGGATAAAAGAAACAAGGCACATATGGAAGTGTGAAAAATGCGGTAAGAAGTTTTATTAACGAGAGGTGATACCAATGTATAGCAAAACCATAACTGTATTCAACAAATACACGAATCAGAAAGATGAAATATTTTGGTATCCGACCGTAATTAAAGGTGTTCAACTCATTGTTGATAAATCCGCAAACATCGAAAAGACAGGACTTGATACGGCTGACACGGCAACGCTCCATGTTTTGTATCGCATGGTATCAGATGAAAAAGTAGTAGCTGGAAAAAAGTATCTTGAGCCTAAAAAATGGGCGAAACAAATTAACGATACGCTTGGACATACCGTCACATTTGCAAGCGGTGACTTTTTCATTGAGGGCGAACATGATGAAAAGATGATAGCAGACGAAGATTATCAGAGCCGGAGAGACGGTGGCTTTTATGATTATATGAACAAAAATCACGACAATGTATTCTTAATCACAAATGTCGGAACATACACACTTATCCCACATTTTGAGATAGGGGGAAAGTAAATGGCACGTAGCAGAATGTTCCATTTTCCGAACATCTCGATAGTTGAAGCTGACATCAAAGTGAATGTGAATTTTGACCGATTCGAAAAGCAATTCCAAGATGCTCAACTTTGGTTAGATGAACAGGTATGGACAGGCACAAAAAAGTATATTCCGCAAAGAGACGGAATGTTGATTGATACTACTAGTGTGCAGAATGAATCCCTGAAAGGTAGTGGAAAGGTTTATGCCGGATATGGTCCTTACGCAAGATTTTTGTACATGGAAAAAGTTATGGTAGACCCGGAAACAGGATCACCGTGGGCGAGACCGGGGGCGAAAAAGGTGGTAACAGACCGTGATATTCAGTTCTCGAAAGAGCCGAACCCTTTTGCAACAGACCATTGGTTTGATGTTGCTAAAGATGAATTTTGCGATACATGGGTAAAAGGAGTGAAAAAACGTGCAGGCGGTGGATAGTAAAAAAGCAGTTAAATACGATGTTGATGGATACGACATTGTAACAAATGCACTTAAAGATTTGCTGAATCAGTATCCGGGATTGGAAACCGGAGAAGTGTTTAAATTCTCCACTCTGAAAGAAGATGATGGAATAGCATTCTATCCGGTATCCGGTGCGGTGATTGCACAGGAGAAAAAATCGGTAACAGGCAAGGTGAATCAGCTTTGCAACTACCCATTCTATATCGTGTACAGGACATCCCGTGATTCTCCGAATATGAAAGCGGATATCAAGGAATTTCTTGATAGTGTAGGTAAATGGCTGGAACGACAAACAGTCGTGATTGATGGCGAAAAACAAAAGCTTTCATCTTACCCAACACTTACAGAAGAACGAAAAATAGAAGAGATTACAAGAATCACACCATCATACCTTGACAAAACTTACGAAAACAATGTGCAAGACTGGGTGATTAGTATGTCTCTTAAATACAGAAATGTATTCATAAGAACTAATTAACCGGACATCAATTGGAGATGTTCGCTGACCGTAAAAAGTTAACGGTAGAAAGGACTATAATATGGGAAATCTTAGTAGAGAAGCACTCGCGCATTACCTGGACTATAGTTTCAAACAGACAGCAGCAAGTGCTACGTGGGAAATCCTTGGTGATGACATTGACGATATGTCGGTTGATCTGAACCCGGATACAGAGACAAAGAAGAACATTCTTGGCCAGACAAAAACAACAGATAATGGATATGAACCGTCTATGGATGCAGATACATACTATGCAAACCCGGACAAAAAGCTGTATCCGAAGATTAGGGATATTGCAATGAAACGATTGAAAGGAGCGGATTGCAAAACACTTATGTTGGAAGTTCTTGTGGAAGATACAAGTGCAGAAAACCACCTTGCATATGTCGAAGAGGTTATGGTAAAACCTCAGTCTTATGGTGGAGATACGTCTGGCGTAAACATTCCATTTAAAGTATCTTCTGACGGCAAGAGAACAGAGGGATATGTAAGTGCTACTTCGCTTGCTTCTGGCAATCCAGAATTCACAGCCGGAGCAATTCCACATAGTCTTTCTACAGGAAAAGAAGTACTGTAACGCTTTATTAACAGGAGGAATAATATGAGCAACAAGTTACCAAAAAAAAGAAATGATAGCGAACTGGTTATTAAGGTAAATGATGGACGAGTCAAAATTCCGATCAAAAACCAGTTTGGTGAAACTCTTGGAAGTATAGTGTTCGCACCGACTGACACTAACATTGTTGACAGATACGAAGAAGTCGTTCGATTTTGGAAAAATTACAAGATGCCGGAAGACGACAGCATTGAAGCTGCCAGAAAAGCAGAAAAAGAAATTGCAGAGAAAATGTCTTATCTGATTAATGGAGATGCAGAAAAAGCGTTTTTCCAGGTTCTCGGACCGTTTTCGCCAATGGATGATGGAAGAATTTTCCTCGAAATTGTAATTGACAGTGTTGCAAAAGTCATTGAAGCAAAACTGAACACCAACGTAACAAAGGTACAGCGCCGTGTAAATAAGTATGTGGCCAAGTACCACAACTAATGGATGTCTGGAAACTCCCCAAATCTGTTAAAGTAAACGGCAAAGAATATCGAATACGCTCAGATTACAGAGCCGTGTTAGATATTCTTTGTGCTATTAATGATCCCGACATAGTAGCCGGAATGTCCGAAGAAGAGAAGAACTTAGAGATATACACAACGATTCTGGCTATATTCTACGAAGACTTTGATAATCTCCCAACGGAAGACTGGGAAGAAGCTTTAAAGACGGCGAAAGAGTTTATCGACTGCGGATTTAAGGGAGATAAGAAAAAACCGCAACTTATGGATTGGAAAAAAGATGCAAAGATTCTAATTCCTGCCATTAATAAAGTGGCACATGAGGATATTCGTGATAAAGAGTACTTGCATTGGTGGACGTTCATGGGACTTTTCATGGAGATTGGAGAATCTCTGTTCAGCACAATAACTAACATTCGTGAAAAAGTCTCGAAAGGGAAGAAATTGGATAGTTGGGAAAAAGAATTCTATTCTAGCAACAAAGAACTTGTTGACCTTAAAGCAACACCAGAGCGAAGCGAAGAAGAAAAAGAAGAATTAAGAAGAGTATTCGGACTCGTAAATAATTAACCGGGTATCATGTGGAGATACCCGCTGACCGCAAACTTTTAGCGGTAGAAAGGACAATACATGACAGAAGATGGAAGTATTGTTATTAACACAAAAATCAGAACTGATGGTATAAAGGCGGGCACACAAGAAATTGAAGCCGGATTGCGAAGAGCAGCAAACAGGGTGGATAATTTAGGGACATCTGCAAAAAACGCCATCAACAAGCAGATAGATGCTTTTGCAAAACTGAATAACGAATACATTGCACAAGAGCAAAAGGTAGAATCGTTACGCCAAAAGGTAGAATCCTATGCAAATCAGCGCATCCCAACCGCAGAATACAAGAAAATACAGGACGAGATAGAAACGACTACGGCAAAAATGAATCAACTCATAAAGGCTCAAGAGTGGTTTGTTTCTAATGGTGGAGATATCAATTCTAATATATATAGAGATCAGCAACGTACTGTGGATGAGTGGTCAAATTCGATCGAAAACGCTAAAAATAAATTGGCTGATTTAGAAAAAAGTGGCAAAGCGTTTAAAGAAATTAAGAGTGCAGAAGCTCCGCAAGCCGAAGTTGAAAAACTTGCTGTTGCAGAAAGAAGACTTGCTGATATGCAGAACCGATTAAACACATCGTATTCTGGCATTAAAAGCAAACTTGCAAGTTACGGTACTGGTTTGGTTTCCTTGAAAGAAAAACTTTTTGGAGTAAACAGTGCTAATAACAAAACTGCAAATTCCAATTCAAAACTGAGTAGGTCATTTAAAGACGCTAGTAAATCAGCCGGATCAGCAAGAATGAGTATCGGAAGAATGCTTACGATGTCTGTATTGTTTAGCAGTGTTTTTCGAATTCTTAGTGCTCTTACACAAGGGATTATTGGTGGATTTAACAATCTGGCTCAATATTCCAAAACCACAAACGCAAATATATCTACTTTGTGGGGGAGTCTTATCAGATTGCAAAATGCATTTGCTACAGCTTTCAGCCCGATTCTGGAAGTTGTGACACCAATATTGTCACGATTCATTGACCTTATCAGCACAGCCATAACCTATGTAGGAATGTTTTTCGGTTACCTTGCCGGGAATAAGACATACACAAAGGCATTGGCAGTACAAAAAAATTATGCTGCCAGTCTGGACAAGACAGCCAAGTCTACGAAGAAAGCCACAAAAGCAGCGAAAGACTACTTGTCACCTCTTGATGAAATTAATCGGTACACAACAAATAAGGATACCGACACAACACCGTCTGGATCCGATGTAAACGGAACACCGATCAGCAAAATGTTTGAAGAAGTTCCAATAGATGCACCGCCGATTTTCGAAAAAATCAAGGATGTACTGGGGCAGATATTCCAACCATTTAAAGAAGCGTGGGAACGTGAGGGAAAGAACACAATTGATGCTGCTAAGTATGCATTATCGGAACTTGGATCACTGGCAAAGAGTGTCGGCAGTAGTATGTTGGAAGTCTGGACGAATGGTACAGGCACACAGATACTGTCTACCATGTTACAGATCGCACAGGGACTGCTTACAACGGTCGGGAATATCGCAAGGCAATTAGATATAGCTTGGAATAAAAACGCCGTAGGAACGGCCATTATACAGGCTATAGCAGATGCTTTCCAAAAAGTACTTGATATCATCAATCGTCTTGTGTGGGATACGGCTCAGTGGGCGGGATCATTGAACTTTTACCCGTTGCTTAATTCGATTAAGAATCTGTTTGAATCCATGTCACCGCTGATAGAAGCTATTGGAAGTTTCTTAGAAAGACTGTATACGAATATCATTTTACCAATGCTTAAGTTCTTGATAGAAAATGGTCTTCCGGTGCTTATTAATGTACTTGCTGGCTTGTTTAATTTCCTCGGTGAACATCAGTGGATTGTTGATGCCATTGGGACAGCATTAGTTACAGCGTTTGCTACATCAAAGATAGTTCCTTTAATTGCAACTATATCAAGCGCAGTTCTTGGATTTGCTGGACACATAGGAACATTAATTGACATTTTAAAAGGTGGCGGTGGACTTGTTGGAGCTATTAGTTCATTGGTAACTACGTTTGGAATCGTTCCAATTGCGATAGCAGCTGCTGTAGCAGCGATTATATTGATAGCTACTCATTGGAACCAACTTAAAGCTGTAATGTCGAAGCTTATGGACTGGATAAAAGGAGTATTTGCCGTTGATTGGAATGCTCAACTCGGAGTATTGGGAGAGGGAATAGAAGTTTTATTAAGTACCGTGAAAGGCATTTTTAACGGTATAAAGCAGATATGTTCTGGATTCATTACGTTCTTAAAAGGAGCATTTACAAGAAATACAGATATGGCATTACAGGGAGTTTTGGGTGTATTACGTGGAGTTGCTAATTTGGTTTCTTCGATATTCAAAACCCCAGTCAATGAGGTTATTGCTTTGTTTAATGCAATGGGACAGACGATTGTCAAAGCGATTAATAATCTGATTGATGGATTGAATCATATTAAGGTGCCGGATTGGGTTCCAGGTATCGGCGGTAAAGGAATCAATCTTTCTCATGCGAACTTCACGAGGGTTCCTTACCTTGCACAGGGCGCAGTTATTCCGGCCGGAAATCCGTTTTTAGCGGTGCTTGGTGACCAGACAAAGGGAAACAACTTGGAGATGCCGGAAAATCTGTTAAGAAAAATCGTAAGTGAAGAAAGCGGTAAAGGTACAGGAATGATAAAACTTGTGGTAAATCTGGATAGCAGAACGGTACTTGAACAGCTTATTAATACAGCAAAAGAGATGCAGATGTCCAACGGACAGAATGTATTCGAACTTGGGAGGTAGGTAAATGGCACAGCAAGTGATTAAGATTAATGGTCGGACTATTCATCAGCCAGACACATTCAAATTCAGTTTTGCCACTACCTCTACAGAGGGAACAGAGCGATTAATGAGTGGCGTTATGTGCAATGAACCGATGTTCACGGTAGAATCTTACGCTTATGAGGGAAGTGACATAAGCATATCGGAAATGGCAAGCCTTTTGCAGATGATTGTAAACCAAAGGCAGGTGCAGCTATATTATTTTTCCGTGTATTACGGAAGATGGAGAGAAGCACCGTTTTACGTCACACAAGGAAGTGTAGATATCGGGACATTAAAAGAGGGAGAAGAAAAGTACAAATCCCTTAGTTTTAACATAATCGGGGTGAATCCACTATGATACACATTAGCAATGCATATAAGAAAGCTATATACGGACGTAGTGACTGGTATCCATCTGCAAGGGTTACTTTCTTGGATGGCACAGTGTTAAATCTTGGCCGATCCGAATTTTTAATATCTGGCAACAACATTGTTGATGGAGCTGGTACACAAAGCTTGCCACTCGGTAATGTTGTGTCCAGAAAAATCACAGTAAAACTGTACAACGCAGATGACAGATATAGAGTTCATAGCTTTCTCGGTGCCAAGATAACATTGTATAAGTCAATTAGCACGGATATGGGTGATCTGACTATAAAAAGTGGCACTTATACCGTAATTGACCCGGAAAGCTATGGAGATACCGTAAGCTTTTCGGCTTATGACGATGCATACAAACTTGACAGAGATTATACCACACATTTAACGTATCCACTCAGCCTAAAGGATATTCTGAAAGATTCTTGCAGAACGTGCGGTGTGCAGATGGATGTTACTTCGTTTTCTGATGATAACATCATGGTAAAGGAAAAACCTACAAATACCACTCACAGACAGGTGATCGGATGGATTGCAATGATTGCTGGCGGTAATGCGTGGATTAATGCAGATAACCATTTACAGATTTCACAGTATGATATGTCTCTTTTTGATAATATTGCGGACATTGACGGTGGATGGTTTGACGATCCGAGACAGAATTATGACGGTGGTCAGTTCGAAACAGACATGATATCAGAAAAGTATTCAACTTATGCGGAGATGTCTGGCGGTACATTCTCGGAAGACATTAGCGAGTATTATTACGATGACTTGGATTGGAGTTCCGAAAAATATTCAAGCGGTTCGAATGTTGACGGTGGATGGTTTGATGATGGGTTGGAACTTCTTACAGATGATTCTTATGGAATTATGTACAGGTCCGTTGAAAGGAAACAAAAAAACGCATATCAGCTGATCGGAAAAAAAGATAATTTGTTCTTGCTTAAAAATGGAAATGTGCTTGGAGTACATTCCGTGGATGTGGAAGAAGCCAGCGGATACATTCTGACAGATGCTACAAATGTGTATACAAGTGGTGACATCATAGACGATGGTAGCTTCAAGTTAGTTGATAATTTCCATTTCTTAACTCAGTGGAAGACAGGGCTGACAACAGGAGTAGAACCTATAGTTATAACAGGTATTCAAGCTACAGAGAATGAAAAAACGTACACATATGGTTCTGATGGGTACATATTGAGTATAGAGAATTCACTAATCAAAGATAAGAGCTTACTGGTTAATACGGTCGGAGAAAAACTTACGGGCGTATCATTTATGAATTTTTCCGGCGAACATCTTTCTTATCCTCTTGCAGACTTTATGGATCTTGCCTATGTTATCGACAGGAACGGAAAAGTAAACAAAACCATTTTGACTGATATTACTTTTAACTTCCTCGGGTTTACTTCGCTGAAATGTTCGGCTGAAAACGCAATTAGAAACAGCAGTAAGTACGTGACTTCTGAAACGAAAGCAATACAAAAGGCCTCTGCAATGGCTGACAAAAAAATCAGCAAATACGATGAAGCTGTTCAATCCCTTACGGCATTAATGACACAAGGGATGGGATTTTTCAAGACGGAAAAGATACAGGATGATAAATCCATTGTATTTTATCTCCACAACAAAGAAAAACTGGAAGATTCGAACATTATCTGGAAAATGGTCGGGGATGCTTTTGCGGTATCTACAGACGGTGGAAAAACGTGGAATGCCGGACTTGATTCTAACGGAAACGCAGTAGTTAATGTACTTTCTGCCGTAGGTATTAACTGCGATTGGATACATTCTGGAACATTGACACTTGGTGGCTATAACAACCAAAATGGTGTACTTTCGATGCAAGATTCAGACGGAAATGAAATAGGGAGATGGAATAATCAAGGTGTGTATGCAAAAGGACATTATGTATCCGAAGATTCTATAGGTAGAAAAATAGATTTGCATAATGCAAAAATTGATCTTTACTCATCTGGAGGAAAATATACAGGTTACATTTCTGGAGAATTAGATGGTATAGAAGCGAGAGCTACGTCTACGGATTACCTAAACATCGGAAAAGGTTATTCCGAATTTAATGTTTCAAAAAGATTACAACTTTTAAGTAAAAATCAAATTGCCATTTCTGCAAAGGAGATTGTGATTAATGGAAATAAAGCAAAAACAGGAACTGCCGTGTTTAGCGATGGAAGTTACTTAAAATTTGTGAATGGCAATTTAGTCGGTGGAAGAACTGCAAGTGGCACAACATTTTAAGGAGACAGGCATATGACAAAAACAGAAAGTGCGGTTCAATGGGCTATTAATATCGCAAACGATAACAGACATGGATACAGCCAAGCGAATCGGTGGGGGAATCCAGACTATGATTGCTCATCACTCGTAATATCTGCATGGCAACAAGCCGGAGTTCCGGTAAAATCAAATGGAGCTACTTATACGGGAAATATGTACAATGTTTTTCGTGCTTGCGGATTTACGGATGTAACGGCAAGCTGCAACAGAGCCACTGGTGCTGGAATGCAAAGAGGGGATGTACTGCTAAATGTTAAATATCACACTGCAATGTACATCGGTGATGGTCAGATGGTGCAAGCATCATCTACAAGAGGACATCCAGAAGCCGGGGATCAGACGGGAACAGAGATATGGGTGTGCAGATATTATAATTATTCGAGAGGATGGGATTACGTTTTACGGTATACAAAAGGCGGTTCTGCTGGCGGTGGAGGGACACCGACACAACCATCTGGTGTTTCTCTTGTAAGATGGATCCCTGGATAGAAAGGAGAAAATATGGCTATACAGATGCGTAGGGGACTACTTGCAGATTTTGACGCAAGTAAGATGCTCCCCGGTGAATTTGCGGTAACTATAGACGAAGTGGCCGAAAACCAAAAAGTATTTATCTGTTTTTCAGCCGGAACATTTAAGACGTTGGCTACAAGAGAAGATTTTGAGCAAGACTTGGCGAATATCCAACAGGCTATCGAAGACGCAAGAGAAGCGTCAAAGACAGCGAATGAAGCTATCGACAAGGCTAACCAAATCATAGCCGGAAAGGTCGGAATCGATGATACACAGTTGAGTGGATCCACAGTGTATTCTTCGGAAAAGACAGATCAGCTGTACGTTAAAAAAACAGAATACGACAAACTTGTTGAAAAAGTAAACTCTTTGGTAAGCGATTTGTCGAATGCTCTAGTAAGTAGGTGATAGTATGGACCAGATATACATTGAAGCGTTGAACGAAGCGAAAACATTGTCAGATAATGATTACTTGCTCATAGAAACAAGCACAGAAGATCTAAAGATTTCTATCGAGACTTTAAGACAACTTCTTTCCGTTGCTACAGCGAATAAATTAACAAATCCGTTTGAACTAACTCTTTCCGGCGATGCTACAGGGACAACAACTATAGACGGCAGTGAATCTGTTGATATTGATGTGTCTCAAATCAAAGCAACTTCGCTGAAAAACGATATTAAAATCAATGGTACACCGTTTGATGGTCAGGACGGAATAGTAACTGACCAATGGGGGAAAGAAAGACAGATTACTATCGGTGGATGCAGTAGGAGCGTAAATGGCGAATCTGATATTGAATTTCCGGCAAACGAAGTCTTTTCAGGATCTGGACAGCCTTACGTCCCGACCGCTGGTGGAGCTATGACAGGAGATTTAAAAAGGAACATTAATGATGCTGATTATACTGTTTACAGTGCTACTACAGAAACGACAGAATCTGGAACGTCTGTAACTATTAAATTTGGAGATGTTAATGCAAATCCAGTCATACTCGGATTAAGCCAGCCAATTTGGAACAATGGCGTAAATGTAAAAAAACTGCTTACAGAAGATGACCTGTACGAGTTAGAAAGACGTATTAGTGAATTAGAAAGTATGGCTACACAAACATTATATATTAAGGAGGAAGATATAAATGGCTGATGAAAAAGCGCAGAAAATTTATGGAAAATATATAAAAGAACTTCCACAAGTTACAGAAGTAAATGATACAGATGATATCATCGTGGAAGATTCTACACCGATTACAAATCGAACAAAACTTGGTGTTATTTTCGATACGATTAAAAGTAGAATTGCATCTACGTGGAAGTTTTCAGAATTAGGGAATAAAACGATTCTGACTTATATTACGGAATTAAAAGCAAAAGCCCCAGTATTTGGCACAACGTCTCTTATCGAAACACCTGCAAATACTTACAAAGATACTACTGTAAAATTCGGAAAAACTTTTTCGAAAGCACCGGTCGTACTATTAACGTTATCTGGGGGCTCACAAAACACCAAAACTTTTGCAGTGCAAGTTAAAGATGTATCTACGACTGGAATGACAATACGAACTGTTAATGGGCATAGTTCAAGCGTATCAATGTTTATTAATTGGTGCGCATTAACCTAAAAATGTGGGGAACATTTCCAGTCGAAAAACATGAGATGATTTCCTTATCAAACAGAAAAGGAGAATAAATATGGCAACAATGAGCGAAGAAACCATTTGCGAAGTAGTCAAAAGCTGTGCCTACGGCTACACGGTAGACGAATTGGCAGAACACTACGGCATGGAAAAAGCAGATGCAGAAAAGTTTGTGAAAGATCATGCATCAGAGATTACAGAAACGAAAGAACACTTAAAACAGGAGGGATATATTGAATAGGATAGTCGATGTTTCTGAACATAACAGGAACATCGACTGGGCGAAAGTAAAAGCATCAGGCATTGTAGGTGCTATCATCAGATGCGGATATGGACAAGATCAGACCGGACAGGACGATAAAAAATGGCTGAGAAATGTATCTGAATGTGAGCGTCTTGGCATCCCTTACGGTGTATATCTGTATTCTTACGCAAAGACTACAGGTGCGGTACGGGGAGAAATCAACCACGCATTAAGACTTCTAAAAGGACATTCTCCGGCATGGCCTGTATATTTTGACAGCGAACAGCCGGGAACACAGGGCGTTGCAAAAGCCAATGCAAAAGCATTTTGTGACGCAATGGTGGCACATGGATATAAAGCCGGAATCTATGCATCTACATCTTGGTACAAGAACTATATCGGTCAGACATGGGGATATTCTCTGTGGATTGCATCTTACGGCTCTAAATCTGCCGGAGTAGACGGAATCGACATGTGGCAGTACACGTCAAAGGGTTCTATTCCAGGCATTCCAGGTTATGTGGATGTGAACTATGTGTATAAGAATCTTGGTGGTACTGCAAAGCCTGTGCAGAAACCGAATTCTACACAGACCACAACAGCAAAACCGGTAGATGAATCTTGGAAAGGTGACAAGAGATATTACCTGGAAAACACCCGTGTAGGGGCATGGCAGAAAGCTATGAACATAGGATTTGACACTAAAGTATTATCTGAGGATAACAAATTCGGTGTCGGCTCACAGGATTTTGCTAAAAAACATATCTTATGGTCGGGGCAGACGCACAACTGTATCACGGCTATTAGATGGCTTAGACGTACCCTCAGAGACGTATATGGCTTTACGAAGTTGTCTTATAATGAGGGGTGGACAGACTACCTCGGGAAGTGCGTAGAAGTATTCCAGAGGAACAGAGGACTTACACCGGATAGAAAAGTAGGACTTATCACGACCTACTGGCTCTTATCCGGCATCGTGAAATAAAATTAAGAACAAATATTCTTTACATACAATACCAAAAATCCCACTACTGTTTTCTCGCCAGTAGTGGGATTTTGAATTATTTATTAATTACATATTTTATATCTTTTGTTGACCAGAAATCCGGCGCAACATTAATTTCGAAGCTCTTAAAATCTGTAGGTACTTGATATACGATGATTCCATTCATTTTCTTTCCGGAAGCAACTGATCCGTCTAATTGCGTTTTCCCCTCTGCTTCTGGTGCTTGCTGTCCGAGAATGTCTTGATTCAACGAATAATCATCGCAATAAGCTTCAAAGTTCGCTGCAGAACTAATATTGATATCTTTGGATGAATTGTTTTCAATGTTAAATTCCAGTATCAAAAACTCTTTTCCATCATCCGGTTTCACATATTCACTTCCGGCTGATTCTGTAGAACTTACTAATGTTACATTAACGTCTTTAAGAGATACTGTTTCACCGACCTGAAATTCTTTTTTCTCATCCACTGTTCCCGATTGAGAACTTTCATCGTTTTTACCAGAAGAAGAGCTTACTTTTTTGGGTTCACTTTTGTCTCCTCCTGCCAACGATCCTATAGCTCCAATTACTACGAATACTCCGAACACTATAAGTATAGTTTTGAGACATCCACCTTTTTTCTTTTTCACTTTAATTCCTCCCTCATTATATAGTATGCTATGATTATATTCTATTAAGTATTTTTCTTTTCTTTTCTTCGAATTCTTGCTTATTAATTGCTCCACAGTCAAGAAGTTCTTTCAATGTTTTTAGCTGATTTAGATCATTTACAATTTCTGCGGTAGATTCTGGTTTTTCACTTATCTTTTTGTTTAGAAAATCCATAAATTCTTTATATCTTTTTTTGTAATCTTTTCCTACAACCGAAAGAAGTAAAGAATTTGGATCATTTTTAACCGTCTTCTTCCATCCTTTGTCCATCCATTTTATTTGCTTGGCCTGTTCTCCCGGAATTATAAATTGTATATATCCAGGCCCCCACCAAACACTTGGCTCCTTGCATGTTATACCACTAATGTTTTGATAATAGAATTTTCTCCCTTGTTTTCGAGAATCTGTTACATACATAGGAATAATCTCTACATATTCATCACAAGCAACAAGTTTCCCGAAAAAGCTATCTAATTCCAAGACCTTTTTATTCTGCATATAAGTACCTCCGCATACATAGTATGCTATCTTCTTAATACCGCAATCACAACTCCAAACCTTACCCATTGTTCCATGTCTTCAAAACTATTCGGATCAACTTCTATGACATCACCGAAGCCGTTGATCGGGACTAACTTTGTCTTACTTCTCTGTACATACCGCCTTATATACGCACGTCCTGTTTCTTTGTGTATAATAATCACGGTATCACCGTTTCTTGGTACTCTTTTGGATATGCAAATGATATCACCCTTTACATATACAGGAAGCAAGTGGTTGCTCGTTATCTTTATACCACAATGTAACGTCTCACCGTACTTTTTTATGTATTCCGGGCAGTATATCCGTTCTTCGTGTGAGGAATCCAATATCATACCGTCAGCCATCTCACCAGTGGGGCATAGAACATCCAACATGTTTTCTGGATCCGTTTCCAACACTTTCATAGAGATTTCATAATCCATCTTGCCAAGAATATACGCACGTTGTCTGTCAGTCAATTGCCTGTACTTTCCCAATACCTCGTATTCCTTTGAAGAACACCCTAAGAGATCTGGGATAGGTTTATGCGTTAGCTGTGACAACCTTAGTGCTAAGAAAACGTCAAGATTATTAGTCTTCCGTGAAACGATGTTTTTGTATGTGGACACAGATACACCCAGCATCTTAGAAAAGAGAACTTGCGTAAAATCAAGGTTTTTCCGCTCTTCTTCGATGTTATGTGCAAAGTTATCCAACATTTCATTTTTCGTTAGCATTACGTCACATCCTGTCGAAAAGGCTAATATCTTGGCTATTTTTCATTATTTTTATATGAAAAATATGATATTTTAGCCAACATCTTGACTATAGTTTAGAGTTATAATTTATTTAAGTATTACAATGTATCATTATAAAACAAAAATGGCACTTGTCAAGCCATTGATAGGAGGTAATCTAATGGGAAAGGACGAAATGAACAGCAAGAGCAACAAAACATGGACTGATACTTATGAAAATGAAATCAAGCGGATGATAAAAGGAATCCGTGACCCTCGCCTAATGCGGTACATCTATCTTATTGTAAAAGATGCTATCAGTGAAAACATTGACAGATAACAAACATATGTTCTATAATGTAAGTAATCGCTACTGGAATGACGTGTCGGTATATTGGAGGGATTTATGTGGATGAAATTAGATGGTATCAAGAAGAAATAACGAAAGTTGTAAACAGTCAAAAGAATCTTACGTGGTTAAAGCTTGTATATATATACGTAAGTCGATTAAAAAAATAAGTAAAAGAAAAGTCAAGGGTTTGCGCATTGCCCTTGACTTTTCTTTTACTTGTCTTCTGAAATCATGTCAATCAGTTTTTCTAGATTATCCCACCCGTCAGAATCTAATTTTGATAGAGCAGCTACTAATCTATATTTGAAATTAGATTCATCCATACTTTGAATATCTGCCAACATCGCAGTGATTTGTTCGTCTTTTGTTTGGTTGGCAAACATTGGCTTCTTGCCACTTCTGAACCATTCTTCTCTAACTGTTTTTCCGTTCCAATTTTCCAAACAAATTATTCTGAAAATTTTGTCTGTAACATCACGATCTCCTTTTTCTATCTGAGATAAATATGCTTGCGCAACGCCGATCCGTTCTCCAAAAGTTTTCTGATTCATTTCAAGAGCTAATCTCAATTCTTTTACTCTTTGGTTTATTGATTCCATGTCGCACCTCCTTTCTGTATATAAATGATAACACAAAAATATCGCAAATGCAATATTTTTCTATTGACAAATAATTGCAAATGATATATTATAATATTGCAAACGAAATATAGGAGGTGATAGCAAAAATGAAAAATAAAATTATTGAATTATCAGTAATGGCGGTATTCTTTATCGTTATTTCAAGGAAATTTGACGATGTAGATAAAAAGCTTATGCAGATTAAAGAAAGTTACAACATTACCGGGAAAAAGCTTACTTATTAAGTTCAATAATTTCTTTTACTAAATACTCAACAAGAATCGGGATTGATTCGTTTATTGCTCTTGACATTGCAATATCAGCACCGTATTTATCCAGATATTTTTCGTAGCAATCAGAATAAGATTTCTTGTAAAGCCCGATTGCCGAATCTGATATCATCTGTGCCAGTTTTTTAGAATCGATTTCCATTATAAGAGCACCTCCTTGGTATTGATACAAGGAGTATAGCACAGAAAGGAAGTGAGTGCATGAGTGAGAAAGAAAAAAAGATAGTTGAGAAGATTAAAAAGGCAATGCCGAACTTATCCGAATTCGATAAAGGCTATTTTCTCGGCAAAGTAGAAAGTCTGGCAGATGAAGCAGAAAAGAAGCCGGACGCTCCGGCGAAGAAAACATAATGGATGCCGGAGTACATAACAATTGAATACAGGGAGGTGATACAGTGAAATTATTCAAGGCACGATGGGTTGTAAGAATTTGCATTCATAAGAATCCAGATAAAAGCGATATGGATAATTTATGGCATATAAAAGAGGGATATTTCTTTTACTGGAATGCAAGGAAAGAGAAGAAAAGACTTTCTGGTATCCCTGTAATTTCAGTCCAAATATGCCACATCCCATTTAGAAAAAGGCACCCATATTTTCCGCTATGGCTTTCAATATTTGCTTTAATAGCCGTAACAATGAATATAAGATTGGACTCTTGTATACGTCATATCCTCCAAATAATGCAAGTATGGAGATAAGAGTAGGAACGATGAATCTTATTTTATCTTTTCTCTTGTATCGGAGATACATTTTCGCACGATTATTTAGTACGTAATTAGTGCTTTTAGATGAACGGCAAATCAAGTTCTGCTCTCTAAGAAAACAGTATTTATTTTCGAAGAATTTCTTTTGCGGTAAACCGAAGAATTGTATTTTCCGAAGACATATATTTTCTGAAAAAGATAAATCCAATTCTCGATGTGAAACTTGTGACATGGTTAATATTCCTTTCTGGATTACTCGGCATGGCAGTACCTGTATAAACAGTATAGGAGAATCCAGAAGAAAATACAACATGCAATGGAAGAGCCAAGAGGTGAAAGGCTATGGAGCTGAAATGTTAAGCACTGAATGTAACTGAGATGGAAATGAATGGCAGAGACAAGAAAAGAAATGATATGGCTTTGTGACGCTTAGCACGGATTCGAAAAGTAGCAGATCAGCATGAACAGACACGAAAAGATAAGGAATTGAAGAGAGAAGCTCTGAAACGGAGATGAGTGGAGCGGCATGGAAAAGGAATTGAATGGCTATGATTGGCTGGGGAAACGAAGTGAAAAGCTTTGAAACGTAACGGAATAGCATGGAATAGACGTGAAACTGAAAGGCCTGGCGCAGCGCAGAATTGATATGGAACAGCTTAGATAAGCTCTGAGAAGGATTGGCTAGGAATAGATTTGCGAGTAGCTGATAAGGAAAAGCCAAGGACTGCTTTGAAAAGGAAACGAAGAGCGAACAGTAGAAAAGAAATCCAAAATTAAAATTGAAAAGGAGAAAAAACAGATGAAAGAATTGAATGTAAGAATAACGTTCACTGAGGAAGTATTAGGTTCTCAGTGTGCGGATAAGGAGATTCATCGGACTTATATCGCATCAAAGGCACCAGATGCACCGACAAGAGAGGAAGAGGTAGCAAGCCTTGGAGTTGATGCTGTGGAAGAGAAAGGAATGACTATTTTCCACAAATTCGAAGACGGCAAGCCGTTCGTGTATGACTACCAGATAAAAGGAATGTTTAAAGATGCATGCGGAATGCTCCGCAAGGTTAAAGGTAGTGAATCATCAAAAATCAAGGCGTACAAAAAGGAAATTGACGGTCTTATTTTTGTGAAAGAGCGCAAAATTCCACTGATTTTTGACGGGGATATGGGAACGTGTCAGAGACCGCTCCGGGCAAACACACCACAGGGAGAAAGAATATCCCTTGCATGTTCAGAGACCGTTCCGGTTGGCACAACAATGGAATTTACCGTTCAGTGCATGCTAGACAGTCATGTAAAACTCATAAAAGAATGGCTTGACTATGGAGAATTAAGAGGATTTTCGCAGTGGAGGAACTCAGGAAAAGGGCGCTATGTTTGGGATGAACTGGACAAAAACGGGAACATAATCGGCGGTAATAACTTACATAAAAAGGTGAAAAAAACAGGTACGAAAGGCAGCAAAAAAGCCTAAAAATATTTATTTTTCAATGTATTCAAATTATCGGAAAGGTAAATGCGAAAATGGTAGTTGATTTTTGGTCAAATCGCAAGCCACTTAGCAAGCCACAACCCTTGAAAAATAAGGGCAAAACGGTAACTGGTCGCAAGCCAAACGACACTAAGATAGCAATCAATTGACAAGCCAAAATTAAAGAAATTTTCAAAAAATCGAAAATTTTGACAAGCCAGTTGACAAGCAAATGACAAGCTAAAACCCTTGAAAAATAAGGCAAAACTGCTTGTCAAGCAAAAACGGTTAGCAAGCCACACGACAATCCATTAACAATCAATTCGCAAGCCAGTTGACAACAATAGAAGAATATAAAGAAGAATAAGAATAAAAAGAATATAGATATATGTCAGACGCAATCGGTCTGACGATAAAAAGGACATAAAAAGTGCCCCGCTGGTACCGACATACCAGACAGGGCGGTGTACCGCTAAAGAACACTTAGCGAATACAGGTTGATTATAACATATTCTCCTGTAATTCGCAAATCTGAAGAACAGGAGGAAACACACATGACAATGGCAACAGAGATCATCCGCAAGTTGAAAAGAAAAGTAATCTTTTGGCGTTGCTTATGGTTTGTCACATTCATCGCAATGCTGATACTTATGATCGGGTAGGAGGTAGAGAGTATGGAAGACAAGCTTAACTACTACAGGATAGCACTTGTGATAACGCTATACGCATTGGCGGTTATGATAGCCGGATGTGTATAAAAAAAGAGTGCCGATGGATAAAATCCAGTCAAGCACTCAGAAAAACATTCAAGAAAATTATAACACATGAAAGGAGATTTGAACATGGGAGAAGAGAAAAAAGAAAACGATACAAGGGCAATGCTACAGGAGTATATAGAACTTGGTAAAAAACTGAGCACGGAAAAAGTGATGGAATCATACGCTTATATGCATGGGCAGTTAGAAACTTTAAGAAGATATGTAATGAGCCATGAATACATAGACAGCAAAGATATAATCGCAATGATGGGGTGGGGTGAAGATGGAGAGCATTAAAGGCTATGACCATTGGAAGACCATACCGCCGGAGCCGGAAGAAGAAAAACAGGAATACTGCACATGCTGTGGAAGACCTGTATACAGTTGTGACAGCTTATACACATTTGACGGACAGGCGCTATGCGAAGAATGCGTGAAAGAGATCACAGGAGGGAAAGAAGATGGCAGAGATATGGATGATCTGCAAACCGGACTTGGAATACCGTATCGGGGCATATGCATATGAAACAGATATGGACAAGGCTTATGTGCATAAGCTTGCCGACAAGGTAGCAGAAAAAAGCAAGTGTAAAACAATCGTGAAAGTACTTTAGGAGGTGAACGAAATGCAGAAATTGGAATTAACCGTAAACCAGACGATGGGGGTTATCACCGGAAACTTTGAGGACATCAAAAAATCTCTTGAAACAGAGATGGCAGTGTATGAGGCAAAGCAGTTTGCGGAAGAAGACAAGCAGAAAGCCAAAGGTGATTTGGCAGACCTCAGAAAGCTGAGAAAGGCAGTGAACGACCGCAAGGTTGAAGTGAAGAAAGAGTACATGAAGCCTTACGAAGTGTTTGAGGGGAAGGTGAAAGAGCTGATCGGAGTGATTGATAAACCTATCGCACTGATTGACGGACAGGTGAAAGAGTTTGAAGCGAAGCGTGTGGAAGAGAAAAAAGCAGAAATCCAGAATCTGTACAACGAACTGGTGGAAGAAGAACTGCATGACTACATGCCGTTGGAAAAAATCTACGGTGAGAAGTGGACGAATGCATCTACCACAATGAAATCTATCCGGGAAGAGATAAACTCAAAGGTTATGCAGACCAGACAGGATATTGCAACAATTAAGGCCATGAAGTCCGAAAAAGAGGAACAGGCGTTAAACCTGTACATGGAGAACAACAACCTTGCTCTTGCTATCCAGATGATTAACCGCTACGAACAGGAAAAAGCGGAAATCTTACGGAGAAAAGAGAAAGAGGAACAGGAAAGACGTGATCGTGAACTTGAAAGAGAACGTGAGAGGGTAAGAGAAGAAGAACGTGCCAGAATCCGTGAAGAGGAAAGACTTAAGGCAGAAGCAGAACAGAAAGCCATCGACAAGATCAAGGCGGTGGACGAAGTGAAAGCAGCGGAACTCACCACGGAAGATTCGAAGACGGTAGTATTTACGGTTAAGGCTACGGATGCCGAACTGGAAGAAATTGAGATGGCATTAACTTCTCTCGGCGTTTACTTTGAAAGGAAAGATGTGTAATGGCAGAAGAGAAGAAAGAACAGGACAAGCGAGAACTCGACATCGAAGAAAAGCTTTCAGAAATCCAAACAAAAATGAATGTCCCGAAAGACAAATATAATGATTTTGGAAATTACGCTTACAGAAGCGCAGAAAGCATCTTGGAAGAGTTCAAAAAATATAGCAGAGAGTACAACGTGTTGTTGACCATACATGACGAGATAACGGAGATAGCCGGAAGAGTGTATGTAAAAGCTGTTGCGGTATTTACAGATTGCAAAACAGGTAAAAGAATCTCTGTTCCTGGATATGCAAGGGAGCCAGAGACAAAACCAAAGATGGATGAATCGCAAGTGACGGGATCAGCATCAAGCTACGCCAGAAAGTACGCCATGAACGCATTATTTCTTCTGGATGATGTAAAGGATCCTGACACGAACGAATACGCACAGCAGACGGGAGCCGATAAAAAGAGTGGTGGAAAGAAAGAGCAGAAAGCCAATGACGGAAAGATTACACAAGGGCAGATAAAAGAACTTCGGAAGATATTTGAAAAAAACAAAATTGATGAAGTAAAGGCTATAGCCGGATACAGTGCACAGAAGATTGAAGATCTGACACAACAGCAGTACGGGTGGTTCCGGGATAACCAAGAAGAAGCCAGAAAGATGTTTGGTGTGTAAATGGACTATACAGGGACTTTTGATAGCTTAGCGGTGGATTTTGCCACCAATAAGCAAAAAGCCAGTCTGACGCTAAATGAAGACGCAAGACAGGCATTTGAGAACCTTAGAGGTAAGCAGATTGCAATAACGATTAAGGCATACAAGAAAAAAAGAAGTCTCGATGCAAACTCTTATTTCCATGTATTGGTTGGAAAGATTGCAGATGCGACCGGGAACAGCAAGGTGTACATAAAGAATAAGCTGATAGCGGAATACGGACAGTACGAAACGATTAACGGTACATTAGTTCCGCTCCCATTGGACGATGATATAGACGCATACAATGTTGAGTTTGCTCATCTGCAACCTACATCTAAGACAACCACCAATCACAAAGGAAAAGTATTCCGGGTAAATCTGGTAATGCGAGGTTCACATACTTACGATACCGATGAAATGTCAAAACTGATTGACGGGACTGTGTACGAAGCAAAAGAACTTGGCATAGAGACTATGACACCGAACCAAATAAGCGAAATGAAAGAAAGATGGGGTGTGAAGATTGGCGAAAAGACTTAAAAGTGTATTCACTGACGATATGGAGCACTGCTACTTTACAGGAAGTCCAAACTGCCATAGACACCACATTTTCTATGGACCGTACAGAAAAAAATCGGAAGAATACGGATTTGTGATTCCGTTAGCACCACATTTACACGAATTTACACCAGAAAGCGTACACGGGAACCCAAATAGTGGGTTGGACTTAAAACTTAAGCAGATGGCACAGAGATATTTTGAGGAACACTACGGGACAAGAGAAGAGTTCATACAGGTGTTCGGAAAGAACAGGTTGTAACCAAATAAATATAGATTCATGTGGCAAAAAAGGAACTATTAACAGGTTCTAACGCATATCATCTCACCCATTCGATATGCACAGCACAAGATATTGTATCACGGCCGGAGAAGCCACACTCCGGCAGAAAGGAGAAAAGCGGTGGGAAAGAATAGAGAGACGGCAGAAAGCTATTTTGTTCGAATACCGGATGGACATAGAAACGCAATACAACGTCCGTACAACATGAATGTTGATAGAATCTTTCGAAGAATGATAGAGCATGCGAATAACAATGGTGACTGTATTGTGAATATTGGAGATGGTGTATTCAGACCGATTCCAGGTGATCCGGTAGATGAAAAAGCATTCCATGAATACATAGGGAAAGAATTACATAGAGCCAGAGCAATCCAGTATAAACGGAACTGCATGAAGCAGACGTTTGAGAGTTGGAAAAAGATAGGTAGGGATTACAATGCATTACATTTTGATGGTGAAAGGCAAGCTGAATAACATGAATGATTATATCCGTGCACTGAATACCAATAGGTATAAAGGAGCGGATATGAAGAAAGATAATGAATCCCGTGTGATGCAAGCTATATATGAGCAATTCGGGAGATTGCGAATAACAAGAAAGGTACGGATGCACTACCGATGGTATGAGCCGGACAAGAGACGGGATCTGGATAATGTAAGCGCATTTGGGCGAAAGTGTATCCAAGATGCATTAGTAGATACCAAAGTCTTACAGGACGATGGATGGAAAAACATAGTGGGATTCACGGATGAATTCTATGTTGATAAGAAAAATCCGAGAATTGAGGTGGATATTGAAGAGGTGTGAGCGATTACATAAAACTTAGCAGAAAGATACTGGACTGGGACTGGTATACAGACGTAAATACATGCCATCTGTTCTTACACATGCTATTAAAAGCGAATTGGAAAGACGCAAGCTATCGTGGTGAAGAGATAAAAAAAGGATCATTTGTTGCATCGATAGACAAATTGGCAAAAGGAACAGGAATGAGCGAAAGCAAGGTAAAGACAGCATTAAAGCACCTGGAAAAGACGGGAGAAATCACATGCAAAAGTACCAACCGATATACCGTATATACGGTGAATAACTATGCAAGATACCAGAACGAACAGAAAAATGAAAAAAAAGATAAGCCGACCAGACAGGAAGAAAAGCCGGAAAGAGACAATGGATCCATTGAAGCTGTCATAAAAGCCTGGAACGATTTGGAAAGCTACGGGATAAAACCTGTAAAGAAGATAGAAAAGACTTCGAAGAGATATCAGAACTTGCAAGCGAGGTTAGAAAGCAACGGTTTAGAAGATGTCTTGCAAGCTGTGGAAAATGTGAAGAAAAGCAAGTACTTACAGGGAAAAATAAAGAACTGGAAGATAACATTCGACTGGTTTGTGTTACCGAACAACTTCACAAAAGTTTTTGAGGGACAATACGAGGATAGCGTACAGGAGAAAAAAGGATTTAATAATTTCGATGGTCGGAACTATGACATGAATGATTTAGAGAGAAAGCTTATCACATAGGAGGAAAAACATGGAAAAACCGGATGGATGCACTTATCCAAACTGTTTTATCTGTCCTTTGGCAGACTGTAGTTGGGCGAGTGCCAAAGCAGAGTTACCAGGAGAAACAAAGAAAAAGCGGAGAATAGTAAGACGTAGCAAAAAGAACGCTGTTCGGAGGTGACTTTGTGACAAGACAGGAACTGGAAGACAAAGAGCAAGAGGAATATCTTGCAGAGTGGTTAAGAAAAAAGAAAGAGAAAAAGAAGAAATTTAATTTTAGGAGGGACAAAAGTGGGAGAAGTAATAAAAGCTTATAAAGGATTCAACAAAGACATGACTTGCAGAGATTTCCAGTATGAAGAGGGGAAAGAATACGAAGAAGAAAGAGCCGAAGCGTGCAACTGTGGATTCCATGCATGCGAGCATCCGTTGGATTGCCTTGGATATTATGATCCGGCACACAGTGTATATCATGAAGTCGAACAGAGTGGAGAGATATCAAAAAGATCTGATGATACGAAAGTAGCATCTACGAAGATTAAGATTGGGGCAAGAGTGAGCATTGCCGGATTGGTACAGGCTGCTATCGAATATACGAAAGAAAGAGTTAAGCCAGAAGCAGAAGCTAATGAGGACAAAGGGGCATCCAGTGCGACAGGCAACTGTGGGGCATCCAGTGCGACAGGTGACTATGGGGCATCCAGTGCGACAGGCAACTATGGGGCATCCAGTGCGACAGGCTACAAAGGGGCATCCAGTGCGACAGGCAACTATGGGGCATCCAGTGCGACAGGCTACAAAGGGGCATCCAGACGAACCATTA